CAAGCACCGATTCGCCGTTGAGCTACATTAGCTGTACTAAGAAGAAATAGGGAAAATTCTTAATTTGCGGATCCTCGGATACCCTATTGATTACTTGACTAAACTATTTAACAATAAATACACTTATGTATAATTTTATCAGATATGTCAGCTTAAATGAAGGGAAAACACCCACTACCTTAACACAGACTCCGTTACCTTATGGCCGCAACGAATTAGGCAAAAGCCTAAGTAAAGCATCGTTAGATTACCACTATGGCAAATTATACGGAGGATATGTTGATCGCTTTAACAAGGGCGAAGGTGATCCCGACTTTAATGAAGCCGGTGCTTTCCTACATAATCTTTACTTTACACAATTCCAAGCACCCAAAGGCAGTAACAGTCCTGACGGTCCCGCAGGCGAATTTATCACCAAGCATTTTAAAACTTTTGACAAGTTTAAAGAAGCATTTGAAAAAGAAGCCATGAAGATACAAGGCAGCGGATGGGCGTATCTAGCACGAGATGGCTCAATTAAAACTATCAAAAATCACCAAATCAAGATGGATATTGTGCTGATCATTGATTGGTGGGAACATGCGTGGGCATTAGACTATCAAGCTGACAAGAAAGGCTATCTAAACAATCAATGGAAGATTATCAATTGGAACGTTATTAGTGCTAGATTTGGGTTTCAAACAATCGTTAAAGAAGACAAGGGGCCTAGGATAGTTGTAGTAGGAGATAGTATCGCACTTGGACTTAGTAAAAGTTTTCCCACAGCACAAGTAGATGCTATTGTTGGGCGTAGGACTGGAGCAATACTATCAGCAGTTATCGCTAACAAAGCTCTACACGGTGCAGATTTAGCGATTGTTAGTGCAGGTACAAATGATTATCCCTTAGCTAACGGTGGAAAAAATAACAATCCCAGTGCTACTATTGCAAACATAGAACATATCAAAGCTATTTTAAATGCTAAACAATACCTCTGGGTATTGCCATTTAACCCAAACGCCGCTGAAGATGTTAAAAAAGCCATCGGCGGGGATCCTAGTATTAGTTTAGCTCAAGTATCAAGTTCTGATAAAGAAGGATTGCATCCCACAAGTTACGCGGCTGTGGCCAGTGCAATTAAGTCTAAAATCGGTCTATAGTCTTAAGACTACTTACGGGCATATCCCAAACATTTCTTGCTTCTACTCCCTTTTCCTGGGCGAACTTCTTGGCATCACAATCGCCGCATACATGATACACAGCATTGGTTAAACGTCTTGGATCCATGTTGCCTCGATCACGATGAAACACTTTCTGACAACAATCACATTGCATGACTAATACCGTTTTTTTACGGCTGAAGGTATGCGTTTTACCTCTATTGCTGACCCGCACATAGTGATTTTCTCTAAATTCTGTTCCAATATACATAACTGTATTTACATTAAGGTTATAAAATGTTTCGGATAAATATCATATCGAGGGCACACTGTGATCACAATTTCCGAATCAGCAAAAACAAAAATCAAAGATCTTCTTTACGAAGAAGGTAACCCAAACTTATCATTACGTACCTTTGTACAAGGTGGAGGCTGTAGCGGATTTAGCTATGGTTTTACGTTTGATGAAATAACTAACGAGGATGATTTTGAAGTCCCATTAGACGAATTTAAGATACTTGTAGATGCAATGAGTATGCAGTATCTCACAGGTGCAGAAATAGATTATAAAGAAGATTTACAGGGTAGTTCATTCAGCATAAAGAATCCAAACGCACAGAGTACATGCGGTTGCGGTTCTAGCTTTGGAGTTTAATTATGGCACTAGAAATTATTGATATTGGTATACAGGGCAACGACGGTACAGGCGACAGTCTACGTGAATCGTTCCGCAAGGTTAATGCGAACTTTAACGAGATATATGCTGTCTTCGGCGCAGGTGGTGTTATTAAATTCACCAACCTAGGCGATGCTCCTACTAGCTATACTGGTAATCAAATCATTATGGCAAATCCTGCAGGTAGTGCGTTAACTGCTAGAACAATAGTTTCAAGCAATTCAGGATTAACTATTAATGCCACTGATCCAACTAAACTTACTCTTACAGTCAGCAGTCCAAATTTAGCTAGTGATCCGTTTCCAACTCTTGGAACTTTCCTTAATGCTAATAGTTTAACGATTGGCAAACTAGCTGATCCGAGCCCGGCATTAGTAACTTCTTTTAATAGTGCTTATCAAAGTTTAGGTATTACTACAACATTAGATCAGTTGGCTGTTACTAAAGGCTATGCTGATCGAAACTATCTACAAGCCACTTCTGTAACTACCAACGGTATAACATCTTCAGTGTTTTCAACTGCGGTTAAAGCGAGACCACAACCTACACTACCACAGACTCTTGATCCAGACTATGACGCAACACTAACTAGCAATTATGTAAGCACAGAAGTTATGCAACGTAAGGATGTAGTATACCGCGGTGGCGATACTATGACCGGCAAATTAACATTGAGCGATCATCCTAGTCCAATGTCAGGTGCCGGAATTGTAAATGGTGGTGACGATTTACAAGCGGCTTCAAAGTATTATGTTGATAACAATACGTATTATAGTGGAACAAACTTGTATGTTTCAGCAGTTAAAGGTGATGACACACAGAAAAATACTCCTATCGGTCGAGAAGGTCGTGCTTGGGTGTATGCATATAAATCTGTGGGGGCCGCTTGTTTACAAGCTCAAAATTTAATTGCGTTATCAAATCTAGAGCCCGGACCGTATCGCCAACGTATTGCATATACAGTTAGCCCTAATCAATACTTCAGTCAAATTCAAAGTGTTACCTTAAGTGGTGGTAATAGTTCAGACTCTGGATATACTAGTGCCGCAAACTTATTAGAACTTAATAAGAAATTCATACAAGACGAGACTATTGCATATCTTAATAAAAAATATGTTAATAGCTTCACATTTAGTAAAACACGTTGGGCTACAATTATTGAGGGAATAATCAATGCTGTCGGCTACGACCTAGTAGTAGGATCTACTCATAATGTTACTACACAAGCTAGTCAATTGTTCTATTCATATAATAGTGATATTATATTAAATCAACTAACTCAAATCATAGATGCTATCGCGCAGGCCAAAACACAGATATTAGGCTATTCTTACAGCACAGCTAATCTATCAACATACATAGGCATAGTTATCGATGCTATCTGTTATGATCTAGTTCTCGGAGGTAACTATCAAAGTGTGCGAGTTGCCCAAGCATTCTCTACAGCAAATACTGATTTAAGCACTACAGAAATTGCAGGAGCATTAACTGATCTTAGAGCTTCTATTGTTGCAATCAGTTCAGTTGCCGCGTCACCGACATTTGTTAGTGCCATCAACAGTTCAATAACAACTATTAAATCAGTAATACAAGCAGGAACAACTGTTACATTATCTTGGCCTGTAACTACTGCAACTGTGATCGGTCAGACTAGTGCAAGAGATTTATTAAACAATAATATTACATTCATCCAAGCAGAGATCGTAGCATTCTTATTGGCTAACTATCCATCATTGAGCTACAGCAAAACAACTTGCCAGCGAGATGTAAAATTAATTGTTGAAGCATTAATATATGATTTAATGTATGGTGGCAATCAACAAAGCGTTTATGCTGGATTACAATACTGGATTGGTAACACTTTACAAATTCAAGCTACAGAAAAAACAGCTACTATTGCCGCTATAAACTATATCAATACTCTTGCACAAGCAATCGTAACTAATACATTCCCGGCAATAATATATCAACAGAGCATTTCGCAATATGTTAATTCTACGCTAAGTGGAAATAATACTGCTACTGCTACCTTCTATAGTGGCAGTAGCTCTAGCACAAGCCTAACTGTAACTACAGGTGCCGTACCTATTAGTGTTGGGCAAGTGATTACAGGAACTGGGTTTACTGGTGGGCAAACTGTACGAGCAACTAGCATCAATGGTCTATACACTACCATTACTCTAAGTGCAGTACCTAATACTACACCTTCGGGCACCTTGACATTTACAAGTCCAGTATTAAGTTCAATAAGCACCAACATTGCTACTATATCAAGCATTGTTAATAATGTTAGCACACCTAGTCCTAGCATTACTCCACCAACAACTAGTGCAGGCGCGGCACTGGCAATAACTGCTAGAACAGATATCCTAGCACAAAAATCTACGTTACAAACAAGTGCGTCTACATATATCAATAATACATATCCTGTACTTAATGATAGCGGTACAAATTCTAGTATTACTAGTTTGTTTAATATAGCAATTAGTTTATTAACTAGCGGAATATCAACAAGAGCAACTCCAACTTACGGAACTCCTAGTACTATTACTGCGTCATATCTACATGCACGTCAAGCGTTAGTGGCCAATATTTCATTTATTGCGGCAGAAACTAATGCATGGATCGATAGTCAATATTCTGGAGTAGTGTATAACAAAACATTTGCAACACGAGATACTACCTATATCATCGAAGCTATTGCTTACGATCTAACATATGGTGGCACCCAGGCTACAAATATTGCAGCCAAGCAATTTTGGTACAACGGTCTTTCTCAGATAGAATCTGGTTTGACTCAAGCAGTATGGGCGGCGGCAGTACAACACTCACAACAAATTTGTGCTTTGATTATTGGTAATTCTACAGTAACTCCGTTATTCCAATCAGCAGTTACACAGACGACTAATCCGTCATGGAGTGATGGTGGAGGTGCGGCAACTGATTTAAATGTGTCATTTAATTTAATTCGAGATGTAATTGTCAACAATACAGTATATACTCCTAGCTACCCAGTTCTAAGCGGGTTCGCTGCCGGCCTACAGACTGCACGTAGTATTATGACAACTAATGTCACTACAATTTCTGCGGCTATCAACACTTATCTAACTGCAACATATCCAGGTGGCTTTACTTATAATCAAACTACCTGCTATCGAGATGTTGGTTATATTATCGATGCTATGGTTATCGATCTTGTTACAGGCGGAACTTACCAAAGTATCACCGCAGGTTTAAGTTATTATAGTAATACCAGTGCTAGGATTGCTATCGGTCCCCAGTATAGCCAAACAGTGGATGGTATAACATTTGCTAGAGATCTAGGGTTGCAGGTATTAAATCAAACTACAGCACAACGTTATCAGACATTAAGTACACAGGTGGTTAACGGAAGTTATACTGCAAGCTCGGGTGCTAAATCTACATTCACCACCAACATGAATACTTTAATTAGTATTATTAATCTTGGTTACGGCGCGGCTCCTACACCTAGCTATGGTACTGGAATTTATACATTGGCCATTAGTAATGGCGGTAATACATCAGTTGATCAAGGAACTGCTGGTAGTGTACATATTATACCTGCTAAAGTACTAGTTGGTGCAAGCTCAAATGCCAATGGACTTATTGTAAGTTATACTTCTAATACAGGTGGTGGAACAGATACTATTGTTCTGCGTATGAGCAAACCTGGTTTCTTCCAGTGCGTTCCTACAACTGCAACTGGTAGCTCAGGAGCGACTTCGATCACAGTAGCTAGTATAACATATACCAACATCTATACAAGTACAGTTGTAGTTGGTATGGGAGTTTCAGGGTCTAATATACCATTAGGTACAACTGTTACTGCGGTTGATCCGGTTAGTAAAATTGTAACTATCAGTAATAAATTAACTGGTGCTCTTTCTACAACCAATGTTGTGTTCGGTGAACAGATGGACTTTGGTGAGACTGTTTCTAATCTTAATATTACTATTCGAGTTGAGAGTGGAACTTACTACGAAGACTATCCAATCAAACTACCTGCTAATGTAAGTATTTCAGGTGATGAATTCCGTAGAACAATTATTCGACCAATAGATCGTATCAGTCAAAGTCCATGGCGCAATGTATTCTTCTATCGCGATAGTGTTATCGACGGTATACAAACAGGATTAATAGACTTTACAACTGATTATGCTTCTCTGATTTCTTCTACGTCATTAACTATATCGGGACAAACCGGTACTATCACTGCTATCTTAGGATCAGGCCAGGCCCCGTCAAACTGGGTTGGTTTGGTAATCGTAGATGCAACAAGTGAGACCGGAGTAGCTGGTAAGGCTGTTATTAACTCAGTTGCTGGAAATATTTTAAATTGTACAGTAGTGTATCCATTTGCGGCCGCTACTACTTATACTACCGGCAATTGGCATGTGTATAGTACTAAGAACTATGGTCGTCATTACTTAACTGATCCGTTGGATATTAATTCAACTCCGTTGAATAATAAATTAATCGACGTGTTTATGTGTAACGATGCTACTCGTATCACAGGCCTCACATTCCAAGGACATGGCGGCTTTGCCATGGTACTCGATCCAGAAGGACAGATCAAAACCAAATCACCATATGGACAAGTTGCTACTAGTTTCTCACAATCAATTAATGCCAAACGATTTGCTGGTGGACAATTTGTTGACGGATTTACTGGACGACTATTTGGTAATATTACCGGGGTCGCTAGTGCCAACGGAGTTGCTGGTATTACGGTCACTGTCACTGGTAGTGTGAATAGTGGTCTTGATATTCGTGCTCCGCAAACACCCTGCGTATTTTATATCGCAGGAAATCGTTATCAAGTTGACGATGTTCCATCATACAATTCAGGAACGTATACTGCTACGCTAACTTTAGATGTGTCGACTCCATTTAGTCCAGTTAGCATTTATAATCCTATAATTCTAACAAGTAGTACCAAGCCAGATGTATCAGTCGGCGGTATTATTGATGCAGTGACCTATGACTTGGCATTTGGCAGTAATTATCAAACTATTAAAACTGCCCTAGCATGGTTAAATCCTTACTATTCATCGATTGGTATTCAACAGTTATTTGTCATCCAAGCGATTAACAAGGCCAGAGATCTTGCTGTAGCATCAATTACCAATAGTACAAGTCAAACTAAGATAACAAATAGTTTTAACACACTAGTCAGTGTGATTACTAGCGGCATTGCAGTATTACCTACTGCTACATACCCTGTACTAACTGGCACTGGTGCTACAAGTGCTAACGTGGCAAATGCTGTAACACTATTACAAGCTAACAAAACATTTATACAAGCTGAAATTACAGCATGGTTCGCCGCTAACTTTATCACAAAAAGTATTGCTACCTATAGTGCAAGCAGAGTCCAACGTGATATAGGGTATGCTATCGATGCTATGACCTATGACTTGATCTATGGCGGTAATTCATCTGTTTATGATGCGGCGTCTGCATACTATCTAGGTGGTACTATATCTGTTCCTGGTGAACAAGTTACCTATATGGCCATGTTTGGTCGTTTAAGTACTATCTTACAACAGATTGTCCAGACTTCGACAGTTACAGTAAGCGTAGGAAATATTTACACACAAAATAAAGTTGCGGCTTCGGCAGCATCGTCTACTGAGGCTACTACACTAGCGACATTAACTAGTGTCTATATTGACTACTTGTATGAAGGTGTATTCAATAATACTACTATTGCAACTGTTACCAGTGGTTCAGCCATACTAACTAATGTACCTTACAATCCATTAATCAACGTTGGTGCAACTCTTCCAGTAAGTGCATATTTTGGTTCTGGTGCTACTGTTACAAGTATATCAAACTACTTGTCATTAGGACAAATTACTGTTGGAGTTAACGCGGCAGCTAGTGGTTCTAATGTACCGTTGAACTTTACTAGAGGCGATGCAACTTCAGTAACTAGAACATTACCAACACTACCGGCAGATACAGCATATGCTCAAGTCAAAGCTGATAGAACCACCATAGTGGCTGCTAAGAGTTCAATACAAACTGCATTAACTACCTTCTTAAATGCTGGTGCTAACTTGCCAATCAATATCGAGATGGGTGGTAATCGTTCAATGTTAGCCAATGACTTTGCTATGATTAACGACTTAGGTTATGCTATTGTTGTAACCAACGGTGGTGCTAGTGAACAAGTTTCAACATTCTCATACTATTGTCATACACACTTCTGGTCAATCAACGGTGGACAAATTCGTGCAGTAGCTAGTTCAAATGCTCACGGTAACTATGGTTTACGTAGTACAGGCTATGACGTAACTGAATTACCAGATGCCGTTGTGTTGGCCAACGATATGGTGCAGACTGCTAAGGTCTATAAGCAAGGTGTCACAGCGGCATTAATGACTCCGACTGCTACTCAACAGGCATTATCAGTGTATATTGTAGGCTGGGCCTACATTCCGTATAATACTAGTGAATTAGAAATTGACCATACGTTACAAGGCGGTAGTATAACACGATATCTAATCGGTAGCGTGGGACATACTATAACTACTGTTAATGGTCAAAACGTACTAGTATTAAATTTAAGTACTAGCGGAACTAATTCAACATCGACAACTGGATTAGCGTATGCATTGTATGATGGACAAAACGTTACCATACGTAACTTACAGAATATTAAATTCTTAAACATTGATAACGTTAAACCGACTCGTCCGTCAACTGCTGTACAATATACTGATAATCTAGCAGACATTTATCGTGTTATTGCATATAACTTAACTGAAGCAACTGGTGAACAATTAGGCAATAATATTGCTATTCTAAGCACTGACACAAGTTTTGCTTATTATATATTCACTACTGATGGCGGAAATATTATAAATGCTGATCCAGGATATGATGCTAGAGCAACTGTAGCTTCAAGTCTAGCAACATTTACAGGAAACATTAGTGGTACCACGCTAACAGTTTCAAGTGGACTAGTTGGCACAGTTAGCATTGGACAAGGAGTTACCGGTACCGGTATTACCGCAGGTACTTATATTACCGCAGGATCTGGTTCAAGTTGGACCGTTAATCAAAGTATAAGTTCTACTGGAAGTATTACAATCACTGCATCATCAGGAAGTGTAGCAAGTACCACTGTAACAATTAACTCTTTTGTTGCTGGTACTGTATATACTACCGCTGCCTCGCTAGTTGGTTCTTGGGTAGGTGGAACTGGATTTACTGCCCAGCAAGTAACTGCTGTGGCCAATCCAACAGGATCAACTTATGTCCTTACATTAAGTGCTGTACCAACAATTATTCCTGGCGGTACTATTACATTCTCTAACAAGACACAAGGTTCGAGGGTGTCTGATAATACCATTGCGGTATTACAAATTAGCAACAGTTCAATCATTAGTCAGGTAAACAAGGGTATATACCTATTTGGTTGGGCCGGACGTACTCATCGAGTAATTAGTTATACAAGCCCAACAACTATTGCTACTGGTTCATTTAGTAGCGGATCAACTGCTACAACAACCCTAGTAGTCACAGGCGTAGCAGGTACTATCTCGCAAGGGCAAGTAGTTGTTGGAACTGGATTCAATAGTACTCAAACTGTTTCGGCTGTAAGTCTAGTTGGATCTACAGCAACGATAACATTATCAGCAGTCCCAACAGCGCAACCGTCTGGAACTATTCAATTCGGTGTTTCAAAGAATGGTTACATAACTATTGATCCAAACCCGGTAAACAATAACGCCGCTGATGGAACTGCTGTTAACTCAATGACTTATTTGAGTACAGCGGCTGGATCTAATAGCAACACTCTTGTAACTTTTACTAGACCGTATAGAACATCTTACCCGGTTGTTGATAGTTATCTTACTGTTGCCGGACAAGGTACTAGTACATATAACGGAACTTATCAAGTAAGTGCTGTAGGCAGTAGTACACTAATTACTGTGGCAAGTAATAGCGCATTAGCCGTGGGTATGGTAATTACCAGTGCATCCGGTAGTGCTTATATTCCTTCATATTGTATCATACAATCGCTAGTTGGTAATACACAATTTACAGTCAGCCCAGCGGCCTGGTTACCATCAGGTACATCAGTTAGTGCAACGGCAGTTGCTACAGTAAGTACAATTACAATCACTAATGGTGGTACTGGATATACTACTGCACCAACATTAACGTTCAGCGGTGGCGGTGCTATTACACAAGCACAGGGCTCATGTGTTATCATTAATGGTAGTATTGCTAGTGTGTCAGTTACTAGTCCCGGTTATGGTTACACTAGTATCCCGACTATTACACTAAGCCAAGTTCTCGGCGGTGCTCAATTAACAGCAGTATTAACTTCAATCACACAAACTAATGCTACTGTTACAACAGGTGTTAATACTAATACTATAACATTAAGTTATCCAACAGCTCCAGGTAATGCTGGAACAGCATCAGCTACATTAAATTCTGTTGCTTCAATGACTAGTTCTAGTATTGCAGTAACTACTGGTATACTAACAGTTGGGACTCTAGCTTCAGGAACAATCAGTGTAGGTATGGTATTAACCGGTAGCGGTATTAGTGGTGACGTTTATATTACCGGCAGCATTAGTGGTACCGGTAACGGATCTACTTGGAATACTAATATAACTACGGCTGTAGCCAGTACTACTATTACCGGTACTGCTAACTTAATTACAGTAAGTAAAGTTACTAACTTGTATGTTGGTGCTCCAATAGTGTTTACTGCTACTGTTGCTAACCCAGTATTTGGTAATATTGTTACCGGTACTACATATTATGTAAGTAGAATTATCGCAGCCACATTACAAATTGCTGTTAGTAGTACACAAAGCACAACTGACTTTACTCTAGCCACTGTTGCTAGTGGTAGTATGTCATACTACTCACCGACATATACTTATGGAACTAGCTATACTAATACTAATGCTAGTGCTAGCGTAACTACAGTAAGTAGCGGTACATATGCAGGAACCTATAGCGTACAGTATCAATTTAACACAACTACTGCTCCAACGACAGGTGTATACTATTATGTAACTGGTAATACTAATCCATTATATAATGGTTATGCTATTTGTTCAGCAAGTACAGCAACCAGTATTACGTTAAATTATCCGTACAATCCTGGAACATATAGTAATGCTACCACAACAACCATTACTAGGGAAGCAACCAATGGTTCGAGTACTAGCCTAGGTATTAGTATGCCGTTTAGTACTAGCGTGGCATTTAACCCTCGACTAGGTTATCCTGGAACTGAAACTGCACAAATTACCACACGTATTTCAACAACTCGTGTTACAGGACATGATTTCTTAAATATCGGTACTGGTAGTTACACAACCACTAACTGGCCGACAGTTATTTACGGCAACCCCTCACAGGCGGCAGACCAAACAAAAGAAGTTCTCGAAGAAGGCGTGGGTCGTGTATTCTACGTGACCACTGACCAAAACGGTATCTTCCGAGTAGGACGTTTCTTTAGTGTTGACCAAGGTACTGGTAGTGTAACTTTCTCAGCGTCAATTGCGTTGAGTAACTTAGACGGTCTAGGATTTAAGCGTGGTGTAGTTGTTGCTGAATTTTCAACAGACTCAGCACTAACTAACAATGCCGCTGATACAGTATCAGTACAAAGTGCAGTACGTGGATTCGTTGATCGTAGATTAGGACTAGACTACGGTGGAAATCCAGTCTCGGCAGCTAATTTAATTGGTCCTGGTTATTTGGCACTTAATGGTGCATTGGCTATGAAAGGTAGCCTTAACATGGCCTTGTACACTATTAATAACCTAGCGGCTCCGGTTCTTAACTCAGATGCTACAAACAAACTATACGTTGATACTGGAATTGCAGGTACTAACTCAGTAAATAAACTTAAAGACGTTGCGGCTACATTATCTTCAACAGTTGCTAACACTAACTTCTTAGTATATGATAGTGCCATTAGTAACACCGGCGGTACCACTGGTGGTTGGAGAAACGTCAGTATACCAACAGGTGATGTTAATATTACATTCAACGCAGGTGCTGGTACATTAACTACTGCTATCCAGTCCGGTGTGATTTATAATGCTATGGTTAATGCATCGGCAGCGATTGCTCAAAGCAAGTTAGCAATGACTGCGGCAAGTACCCGTGCTAATGCTACTAGTATCACACAAGCTGATTTGGGATTGGCTAGTTTTAGCAGTACACAATTTACAGCATCAAGTGGCTGGATAACTCTACAAACTTCATCTAGTACTACAACAGGTGTTACATACAATAAGATTCAGTATGTAAGTGCAGGAACTATATTAGGTAATAGAACAGCAAGTGCGGCAGCTCCGAGCGAGATGACTCCAGTTCAAGTCGTGACAGATGGTAATGGTATTAGTAATGCTTCATTCTCTAGTCTAGGTGCAATGACTGTTACAACCAATGCTGACTCAACATTTAACAGTGTAACTAACACAGGTGGTGGAAACGTTTATGCTGTAACTCCGATATCAGTTGCTAACACAGCAAGTAGTATAGTTAAGAGTGCGGCAGATAAAAGCGTTGATGTTGGGTCATTAAAGGTTAACACATATACTACATTGTCGATTAGTGGTACTACATTAACTGTAACAACCCCTGGTGGACAGAACGTAATCAGTACTTCGGGTACTAATGCTAGCAACGCTGTTATCACTACGACTGGTACATTAGACACCAGTAGTGGTACATTAAAAGTAACAGCTATCACGACTGGGGCTCCTGCAACATCAGGCACTATCGTAGGACAATGGTCTGTGGGATCGTCAAGTCAAATTGATCTTACACTCGGTACACTAAAATCAACAACGCTTACAACAGGTGCTGATGCTACAAGTGGTACCATCCAAGGTTCATGGTCATTAACAGGTGCAAGTAAGTTACAGGCAACCTATGCCGACTTAGCTGAATACTACGAAGGCGATCAACAATACGAGTCAGGGTGGGTGCTAGTATTTGGTGGTGATAAAGAAGTTACAACAACTGCTGTATTCAACGACACTAGACTAGCCGGAGTAGTTACAACCGATCCTGCTTATGTTATGAATAAGGATCAGACAGGTATTGCTGTTTGTCTAGCACTAGCAGGTCGTGTTCCATGTCGCGTAGTTGGCAAGGTTAAGAAAGGTGACTTGTTAACAACAAGTGCAACTCCTGGTTGTGCAGTTAAAGCGACAGATCCGAAACTAGGTAGCATTATCGGTAAAGCTATAGAGGATAAAGACTACGATAGTGTAGGGGTTATTGAAGTAGCGGTAGGGAGATCATAATGGCACGTTTAAATATAAACATCGGGCAGTCGGCAAACGACAAGAATGGTGATCCGTTACGCACTGCTTTTACAAAAGTAAATGCAAACTT